CCGGTCGTGCGTTCCAGTTCTGACCAAGTAATTGGCTGGCAAATCATGCGTGCTTTAAGCACTGTTTGCGTTGTCTTATCAAGGTATTTTGCGAAGTATTCCATCATATTTTGTATATCTTGATGCGTTGCGGCATCCTCTTGATTGTATGCGGGGTCTGCAATTGTTTCTGCAATGGTGTGGCTTTCAGAGTCTGTGATGTGCTGGTCAAGGCTGGTTACGCGATAACTCTGCCGCAGCAGTATGGATAAATCTTTAGGGTCCATGTCCAGATGCTCTGCCACCTGACTGGTATTTGGCGCTTGGCCTAGCTCATGACCGAGGTCTTGAATGGTGCGGTTGACCTTGTACAGCATCTCGTGCACACCAATCGGCAGCCTGATTATGCCGTCATAAGTGATTAGAGCCCTGGTGATGCCCTGGCGGATCCACCAGTAGGCGTAGGTCGAGAACTTGTAGCCGCGGGTGGGATCGAACAGGTCCACAGCGCGTGACAGGCCGATGTTGCCTTCCTGGATCAGATCCATGAACTCAAGCGTCTTGTTCTGGCGTTTGTCGTACTTGCGGGCGATATGTACGACAAGTTGCAGGTTGGACTGAATAAACCGCTGCCGAGCACGTTCGCCACTGCGCACCTCGCGCTGCTCATCTTTTGTTAATGGCCTTTCCAGTTGTTGCAATTCTTTAAGCCGTGCTACCCGCCTGCCAAGTTGTATTTCCTGCTCAGGTGTCAACAACGGATATTTGGCGATACTGTTGAGATAATCCTTGATACTGTCAGACATGATGAATCCATTGGTTCATACGATAGAAGCACAATTTCACGGCGCTGCCAATGCCAGCATGTTGCGCAAGCTACATCAGCAGCAGGATTGGAACGCTTTGTTGGAATATGCCCTGTTGCTGGCAGAGCAAGAGGCCAGCCAGCGATCGCAAATCAACTGGCTGGTGCGTGAAGCTATGCGTTCATGCAGCGTCGAGTCGTGGCACTTGGCCGCGGCCGAGGAACTGCTTGGAAGCTGCGACTAGCTTGTCGTTGTTGTAATGTCCCACTTGCGCGTAGCTGAGCGCTGGCCGCTGGCTCATACGAAAGAACACCATTTGACCGATCTTGAGCCTTGGGTAGATCGGCAGCGGTTGCAACTGGCGGGCATTTTTCAGCTCCAGAGTTAGCGCGCTGCCATGCCAGCCGGGATCTGCATAGCCGGCGTGCAAGTTCTCGTAGCCTTCACGGGCGCGGCTGGACTTAAGGAAGAACAATCCGGCCACGTCCTCAGGCATGAAGAATGTCTCGATCGTCTGAGCCAGGATGAACTGCCCTGGCACCAACTGATACGGGTGCTCAGCGGTGTAGTCCTTGATCGACAGCGGAATCATCTGGTGGGATTCCACCGACTCCAGCATGATCAGGTCGCCCAACCGCAGGTCCAAGCTGGCGGGATTGATCAGTTCCGGCTGATGGTTCTTGACCATTCCTTGCTGGATGAGGTCATGGATCTCGGTGTCGCACAGAATCATGGGTCCAGATAACAAGATGATTGGGTAAAAATTGCTCTTGAGGCTGCAGCGTGTACCAACGATGGTTGCAGGCTTTGCATTTACGACGGCGGTAAATTATGCCATCGTTTTGTCTTGTCATAACCACATAAGTACAGTGGCTATTGCATTTTGGGCATGGTGTTTGAACGGCGGGCATCTTCTAGGTTTTGTGCCATGACTGACGCACTGCGCAGCATAGTGCTGAGCTTGACTGGTTTCATGTCCTTCCAGCAGGCGTACCTGATGGCATGACGGAAGCCCATGCTAATGTTGCCGTCGCCTAGTTTGCGTGCGGCTTCTATCTCTTCTCGCGTCATGCGGATGTTGACCGTAAAGTTACGACCCTTGCCGTCAGGTTTGCGATCGTTTAACTTATCAGCCATTGCATATACCAGTTGGCTTTGCGCATGTCCTGCGCTGGGTTGCCTTTGTGCTCAGCGCGCCAGATGTATTTGATGACCTGACCTTTGCAGTAACCCCGGAACTCTTCCGGGGTCAGTGCCGCCTGGATTGCCTCGATGCACTCAATGCCGCCTTGCGTGTAATGCGGTGGATGGTTGACGAGGTCAGTCATCGGCGCCCTCCACCCCAGGCACCGGCTCGATGGCGGGGCTGTCATAGCTGCAGTCAGGATGTGACAGTATTGCCTCAGCCAACGCAGTAGCGCTCTTGTCGTGGTTGCCATCAACCTCACGGATGATTTCAGCCAAACGCAGAATGTCATCTACTTCGGGCATTGGCCCCTGCGGCTCGGGCTGGGCCAGGGCGGCGCGGGCGCGGTCAATTGCCACTGATGATGGCAGAGATTTGATGCCATAAGCCTTTGCGTCGATCTCGTCTATCAGCTCTTGGCACAGCGCACGAAAGTCAGTCATCGCCACCCTCCAGCTCGGCGGCGATGGCGAACAGCGCGTCACGGGTCCAGTTGATGCCGATGCTGTGTGCTGCATCGGGTTCTATTCGCCCTTCCCATTGGGCGGCTAATACCTGATCCGCAGCAGCTCGCAGGGCGGCGGCGATTTTCTTTGCTTCATAGGGAATGAAATCAGGAGAGATCCATCCGCCTTCCATTTGGGAGGCCACGGCATCCAGCACCGCCTGCGCGGCGGGGGAAAGCTCAGTCATCCTGCATCAGCTCCATAAGCCTGAGGATATATGCAGCAAAGGCGACGTGGGTCATGACAGCATGGGTGCCCGGAGGCACCCCATAACTGTCACACCACCACGCATCAAATGCTGCTTTGATGGCGGTTTCGTTCATCAGAACGCAGCCTCCTCGGTCTTGGTGCGTGGCAGGTACTCAAACCGCTGCACGTTCAGCACATGCTTGCTGCGCTTAGCGCCGGACTCTTTATCGGTCCAGTCTTGGCGGCGGATGGCACCCGTCACCATAATGCTGTCGCCTTTTTTGCAGTTGTCGGAAATCATCTCGCCGCCTTTACCCCAGACTTCTACATCAATGGCATTATTGATGTAATTACCATCTTTGTCTTTGCCTTCGCTGATGCCACCACCGAAGTTGCAAACACAAGTGCCAGAATCAAAAAACTTAATCTGCGGTTCGCTAATAATACGAATGACGCCGGAAGCATAAAGGCTCATGGGTTGATGGGGGTAATGGAATTGGATTCTTCAAAGGCCAGCACATCCGCTATGGGATACCTGACCCGCGACTCACCTAAGGGCAAGCCGAACCGTGGGACCGTGTAGTAAGACGGTCCCTGGTTACGCAGCCGCTGGGATTTGATGGTGCTTGGCTTCAAGCCCCAGCGTGCTGCTAGCTGTTCAGTCGTCAGATACAAGATCAGCCTCCTTCTCAAGCATCTGCTGCAACAGCTTGTCGTGTTGCTCTTGCGTCAGGTCGCCATCTTCTAGCCGCTTTGCCATGCGCGGTTGCAGGTTCTCGAGATCCTGCAGGCTCTTGGCTTTGGCGATGGCGGCAGCACCAGCGGTAAAAGTCTTGCTGGTGTCCTTGGCCTTGACAGCAGGTAGTGCCGGCGCGGCCTCAGTGGTGACCGTTACAGGCTCCGTCGCTTGGTCCATCTCGTCGGTGGTGTAAACGCCGGACATGTCGGCAGGAAACGCCTTACGCAGCGCCAATGCCTCGGAGCATTTGGCGATCATCGCGGCGGGCATCTTGGACCACAGCCCCTGGCCGGCGTTGTAATCCGCAAAGCGGGCAACGCCAACAAACGGGTGCTGGCTGCCTTTGCGCCAGATGGTGGTCTTGGCCGCAGCGGGCGGCTTGCTGCCAAGCCACACATCAGCCCAGCCGCCTTCTTCGCCACACCATTCGGTATAGCTGCCGTCCAGTTGCCCAGTGCGCTCGGCAATGGCACGAAGGCCATCAATGCCGGCTTGGATGGTCATCTTGCCGCCACGCTTGATGGCGTAGATCTGCTTGCTGAACGGGTCAAGCCCAGTGCGCTGGCAGGCATAGGCAAACAGCCGCAACTCGTCATTGGTGCAGCCGGGTGCAATGGTGCTGCTGATCAGTTGGACCTGATCAGGGGTCCAGGTGGTGATTGAAACGGTGGTCATCAGAAGATCTCAGTTTGGATGGGATTTGTTGCCCACTTAGGCAGGCTGATGGTATGAATGAACGTGTCGCTATAGCCAGGCCACACATTGGCGGCATGGCACCCGGCGATCACGTCCAACGCATTATCCCGCGTGGTCCGCCCTAATGCAAGCGCATCGGCGTCCAGCTCGTACACGCCAACGGCGTGGGGGTAGGTTTTCTCGACTGCAACGAACACAAAGCGCTCAGCGCCGTGCAAGCCAGCGAGGTAATGCGCTGCCTGGACGTGGTAGCCGAAAGTCGCCACGCTGCGGGCGAACGCCTGTGGGCTCGCGTCGGTAGTGGTTTTGATGTCCACCACGGTGCTGCCATTAAGCCAGTCGGGACGGCACTTGCAGCGCATGTTGGTAGCTGTGTCAGTCCACCAGAAGGACTGCTCAGCTTTGCCCTCTTTGAGCAGTGCATACGCTGCAGGGTGTGTCTGCACCGCAGCGCTCATGCCCATGGCAAGTGCCATGTCGCTGCTGGTGACCACCTCGATACCCTCGGCCTCCATGGCCGCGGCCTGCTCCTTACCGGCCTTGGTGTTGCGTGGTGCGCAGATGCCGTAGCGCTGCAGCAGCTCGTCTGGTTCGAGAATGGCGCAATGGGCAAGGCTGCCCAGCTTCATCGCAGCAGTCGGTTCAACCGGGCTGCGGTTCGGGTCAACGTACCGGCTCCAGTAGTGGTAAGGCGACTGCATTACCGCCTTGAGGTGACTGGCGCTGACGGCTGGATCGGCATGGTACTGCTCGTTGCTGATCATTTCTGCCTCAGTTGGCGGTGGATAAAGGTTTGGGGTCCAAAGCAGTGCTGCAGTTGCGGGAACGCCTGCAGCAGGATCTGTCGGTTGCTGGGGTCAGCAACCAGCCCTGCATCAGCAAGGCGCGAGATGAACCCGCCGCCGTGCTGCTTGGCGGTCTGGAATGTCCAGAAATCGTCTGATGTCATGGATAAAATGGCTCTTGTAAGGATGACGGGGGTGTGGCGCCCCCGTCGTTTTCTATGCCAGTGCTAAACGGACGCGGTAACGGCTGATGTGCATGTGCTCCGCAATGCGGCGCTGCGACCAGCCGTAACCACGCAGCCGCTTGGCGCGTTGCTCGGTTGACTCTGTTGCCCATAGCAGCACCAGCAACGGCAGCAGCAACAGGGCAAGGATCAGGGTCAGTGTGGTTGTCATGGTGTTAACGCGGGTGGAATAATGCCGGGATTGGGTGCGGCTCCCGGCTGGCCGCGGGCGGTTAGATAACCGCCCAGCCTTGCTTGACCAACGAGCGATAGCAGTTGCGGGCGTTGCCGGTGAAGTGCTTGCGAACGCAAGCCTTGTACCAAGCCTGCTCGTTAATGCTGTACCCCCAAGTGGTGATGATGACGTGCTCGGCGCCGGCGGGGGTGAAGGAGGCGCGCTTTTCGAGCTTGGCGTTTTCGAGGGTGAAGGTCATGGGTGGAATCCGTTTGGGACCCCCATATCCTACACCATGGTCTGCCGTGGTCAACCCTGTGCAGTCACAATCCGTAACGCATCCTCAACGCTGCGCGCCACGCCGGCAATGCCGCCGGCTGCTTGGACGGCGTCGAGCCACTGCTGCTGCTCTGGCCTGAGCCGACCGGTTGGGGTCTTGACCTCGATGCTGAGGAACACAGCCACCTGGGAGCCGACCATGTCAGGCGTCACCGTGACCGTGTGCCAGCCGATCAAGTCAGCACTGCCCTTGCACAGGCCGAAGCTCACCGGGCGGCCATGCTGGTCCCGCAGCGTGCCGGTGTTATTGCGGAAGACTTTGGTATCGCCGTGGCTGATGGCCAGCCGGATCTCCTGCTGAATGCGCTGCTCGCTCACTCACAACCCATGCCGCTTGGCCAACCTAGCCTGATACACACGCTCTGCCCAGCCGCGCTTGTAGCCGCGTTGCTGCGCTAGTTGGCGTAGGTCTTCGAGGGACTGAGCACTGCCCTGCTCGCGTTTGCGCACCCGGGTGGTCAGCTCCTGCAGCTCACCCTCAACCACCTTCAGCTCCCTGGTCTCCTGCGGCGCGAACACATGCCCGCAGTCTTGGCAGACCTGCGTGGCGCTCATGCTGGTGGCAAAGCACACCGGGCACACTTTGACTGATGGCGCCTGCTCGCGGTCGCGTTTTTTGGCACCGTCCAGCGTCCAGTCGCGGTCTTCAAGATGATGCCCCAGCCGCAGCGTATTGCCTACGTGGTCCAGCACGACGGCAGTCTTGCCTGGAGATAGCCTCAGGCACCGGCCGATCATCTGCAGGTGCAGGCCGACTGACTGCGTTGGCCTGAGCAGAATGCATCCCCCGACGCTTGGCACGTCCACGCCTTCGCCAATCAGGCTGCAACTGCTCAGCACCTTAATGCGGCCAGTCCCCAGTGCTTGCAACAGATCTCGCCTGCAATCATTGCTCATGGTGCCGTCAATGCTGGCGGCTGGGATGCCTTGCGACATGAACAGGGCAGCCACCGCCTCGGCGTGTGCCACACTGCAGCAGAACGCGATCGCGGTCTGGCCTGCCAGATGTTTGCGGTAATGGCTGCAGCAGTCGCCCATGATGGTGCCGACACGCTGCTCGGCCTCCTTGGTGTCAAAGTCACCCATCCGCTTGCGCAGACCTGTGGTATTGAACCCCGGCGGCGCCAGCACGCGGGCGCTAGCGAGGTAGCCGTTATCGGTCAGCCAAGCAGCGCTGGGTCCCTGGACCATGGCCTCGTAATGGTCACCGAGCCCACGGCCGTCGCCACGGCATGGGGTCGCTGTGACGCCAAGGACATGCGCTGTTTGGAAATGGCGAATGACCGATGCCCACTGGCCAGCATTGGTGTGGTGCGCCTCGTCAACCACCAAAAGCTGGAAGAACTCTCCCGGCAGCTTGTGCAGCCTGCGGGCAAGGGTCTGGACACTGGCAACCTGCACCGCATGGCTCAGGTCCATTCTGCGGCCTGCCGCAATGCGGCCATGAGTGACGCCCATACTGGTGAGCGCTCGGCTGGCTTGGTCCAACAGCTCAGCGCGATGCACCAAGATGCAGACGCGGTTGCCTTTTTTGGCGGCAGCTTGGGCGATGTAACTAAAGCACACTGTCTTGCCGCCGCCGGTCGGCAACACTGCTAAGACTCTGTGGTGCCCTAGCTGGTACTGCAGCCGGATGTCGGTGATGAGTTGTTGCTGGTAGGGGCGGAGCTGCATGATGGTGCCGATGCCTTGCAACCTTAGCGGGAGTCGCTAAGCTGCGCAAGCCCCACGCCGAAGACGTGCATCCCATCTCGGTTTTGTTCACGCCCGACCAGGTCCGCTGGCTTGACGCCCGCCGATCCGCTGGCCTATCCCGCAGCGCCGTCATCAGACTTGTGATCGAGGAGGCCATGCGCCGGTCACTGCCCTCCACCGGGCGCCGTGAACCATGAGCAGTGACTTACTCGGTCAGCTAGCAGCCCTACCGCGCAAGTGGTCCTACGTGGCAGTAGACGGCCAGAAACGTCCATATATGGACAACTGGCAGAAGGACTTCATCACCCGTGCGCAGCTTGGCAAGGAACTCAAGTCCGGCCGCGCCAAGGCGATCGGCGTTTGCTGCGGCACGCCAAGCGGTGGCCTGCTGTTCGTTGACCACGATGGCAAATCCGCGTCCGGGCTTTTTGACGACTGGGGCATCCCGGTCAGCTCATTGCCGCCGTCATGGACCGTAACCAGCGGCCGCGACGGGCGGTTTCAGATCATCTATCAAGTGCCCCAGCACTACTGGGCAGACATCCGCACCCGTAAATACAAAACCGGCGTCACTGACAGCGAAGGGAAGCCCGAGCAGGTTGAGCTGCGCTGGGATGGCTGTCAGTCCATCGTTGCCGGCGCTCACCCGCTGACCTCTGGCTATAGCTGGGTGCCAGGGCGCTCACCTGCCGATCTGGGCATTGCCGAGGCACCTGCAGACCTGATAGCACGCATGTTGCGGCAGCCTGTGCAGACGCCGCTGCCGTTGGTGAGTGCTGCTGGCAGCGACGATGCCACCCGTGCCCGGTCGTATCTCGAAGCGTTGCAACCCAGCCGCGCCGACGACTATGACGAGTGGCTTGAAGTGGGCATGGCGCTGCACAGCGTTGATGATGCCCTTCTGGCGGATTGGATCACATGGTCAGCGCAGTCCTCCAAATTCAAGCCCGGTGACTGCGAGCACAAGTGGCGCGGATTCAAGTCCGGCGGTGGCATCACCCTTGGCACCCTTGGTCAACTAGCCAAGCAAGATGGCTGGCGCGGGCGGCAGCAATTGGAGCCTGCCCGCCGTGAGCGGTCTGCAAGCAAGCAGCCGCCGTCAGCGGTGAACCCGCAATTGCAGCCGATGAATGCTGCAGAGCTGCTCAACCTGCTGCGGCACGGCGACAGCGCTTACCGCTACAACACCTTCACCCAGCGCATCGAGGTAGACGGTGCGCCAATCGAGGGCGCCGAGCGGTTTTACCTCACCCTGGCCGAGATGGGTTACAAGGTCTCCAAAGAGGTAGCCCTTGACTGCATTGTGCAGGTGGCCAATGAGTCGCCGTATGACCCGGTTGTCGAGTACCTCGACCGCGTTGCTGCCACGGTGGCACCTGCTTACATCGAAGCGCTGTCTACTGCCTACCTGCGCCCAACCGACACGCCTGGCACCATATACGACGAGATGCTTAAACGCACGCTGATCGGTGCTGTTGCCCGCGCCTATCACCCTGGCTGCAAACACGACACAGCATGCGTGATCATGGGCGACCAAGGCGCCTACAAGTCATCATTCTGGGCGTGCCTTGGCCATGACTTTTTCAGTGATGCCTTAGGTGATATCAGCAGCAAAGATGACCTGATGGTGTTGCATAGGTCGTGGATTATGGAGTGGGCAGAACTTGACCATGTAACCAATCGCAAGCACGCAGGTCAGGTCAAAGCGTTCCTATCGCAGGCAGTCGATATGTTCCGCGTGCCATATGGCAAGGCCACTGAGGCATTCCCAAGGCGCGGCATCATCGTCGGCACAACTAACCGCACCACCGGCTTTTTGGTGGATGAAACTGGCAACCGCCGCTTCTGGGTAATACCCACCACCAAGACGCAGGCGGACCAGATTGACACCGCCGCGCTATTGCTGGAGCGCGATGCAATATGGTCCGCCGCTGTTGCTGCGTACCGCGCTGGTGAGACCAGCAGGCTGCCAATGCAGTACGAGGTGAAGCTATCCGAGGAGAATGAATCTTACGTCATTGATAACCCTTGGCAGGCGGAAATTGAGGCATGGTTACGTAAACACGGTGAGATTGATTTGACGACTGAAAAGATATTGACTGAAGCCATTAAGAAACCCGTAGAACGGCAAACCAGGGCTGACCAGATGCAGGTTGCAGATGTGCTCAAGCGGCTTGGATTCAAGCGGTACCGCAGCGGCAAAGGGTCGAGCAGGGCGTACGTATACCGTAAGTAGTACCCCACCTAGGTGGGACGGGTACCCCACCTCTGAATCGCCCAGATGCGCTGCGCTGCAGCCGATGTCGGGGAGGTGCCCCACCTGTCCCACGTCCTACCTCGGTCTGAAACTTCCCTACGTTCCCCTACGCGTCCTTCTATTCCTTTATTTGTTTTGATATAGGTAGGGTTAGGTAGGGTACGTGGGGAACTCCCGCTCTGTGACTGGGTTTTGACGGTACCCCACCTCGTCCCACCTTGCTGGTAGGTGGGGAACTGCCTTATGGTGACTGGCATGAAAGAAATCAAAGTCCGGTTCACGCCTGCAGACCTCGCAGTGCTGGACCAGCAAGCCGCAGCGGCAGGCATCACCCGATCTGAACTGGTGCGCTCGCGGGCACTTGTTTCAAATTGTCAACACGGCCTTACCGTCGCCGGTTACCACCAGCTAGTGTCCGATGCGCTAGCCAATGTGCGTGGGGACATCCCACGGCGCATGGTTGAGCAGCTCGTCGCTTATGTCATTACATGGATCTCATCAACATCACAGCCAAGCAGCAACCCGTAATCAACCGGCTTCATGACGCCATGGAGCACGCGCTTGCGTATGCCGCCGCAATCCGCGACAATGCCCAAGATGACCAGCAACCCATCCCGGCTGAACTGGTCGCTTCCTTTGCCGCTGACTACGAGCGGCTCATCTCCATCCTTACCGACGCCGCCACATGAAACTCATCACCACGCAGGCTGATCTCAGCCATGCGCTGCGCACCATTGCACCAGCCATCAGCACCAGCAACAGCCACCCGATCCTGAGCTGTTGCCTGATTGCTGCCGATGGCGCAACCATGACCGTCACAGGCTTCAACCTGGACCTCGGCATCACGGTGTCCGTGCCGGCAGCCATCGACACACCTGGCACCGTGGCGCTGCCGTATCGGCTGCTGGCGGGCTTGGTCAGCCGCATGGACGATGGCGAGCCCGTGACGCTTTCAGACGGCACTGTGAGCGCCTCCAGCGGCTCTTATGGGCTTGCTGTGCAGGATGCAGCCGATTACCCCGGCATGCCGGTTGTGAAGGCTCCTAGCGCTGAGCTGGACCTGACCGCTGGTGTGCGTGCTTGCATGGCAGCCGTCAGCACCGATGCCAGTAAGCAGATCCTCCAAGGCATCCACATGGCAGCCGGGTTCATGGAGGCCACCGACGGCCACCGGCTGATGCGTGTGCCCGTAGCGCTGCCCGATGGCATTGACCTGGTACTACCAGCCAGCACCATGAAGCTGCTGCAGAACCGCACCGTCACCGTGGCAGCAGCAACCGGCCAAGCGGTGATCGACGCCGGTGATGGCATCACCATCTACAGCCGCATCCTTGACGGCAAGTACCCCGACGTGGCAGCGCTGGTGCCCGCCAGCTTTGAGCACACCATGACCCTCGACCGGCACCGCTTTGCCCGTTGCCTCGAGCGTGTCGCGCTGATCGCAGAGGCGCACAACTCCGTGGTCAAGCTGGTCGCCGCTGCTGGTGTACTGGCCATCACCGCCGAGGCCGATGCCAACAACGGCAAAGAGCTGATCACCTACGAAGGCACCGCCGCAGGTTCATGGGCGTTCAACGTGCATTACCTGCTTGATGGTCTGAAAGCCATGCGCGGTCACAAAACCGTGCTGCTATCCGCTAATGCAGCTACAACCCCTGTAACATTGCAGCCAGCAGACAAAACTGGTATGACCTACCTAGTCATGCCGGTGCAAATCAGAGAATGACATCCATCAAGGATCTAAAGTCCGATCACAAAAACGCCCGCAAGCGTACAGACCGCTCGGCAAAGCTCATTGCTGAGTCGCTGCAGCGTTTTGGTGCCGCACGCAGCATTGTTATCGACGAAGAGAACCGCATCCTTGCTGGCAACGGCACCATCGAAGGTGCCAAAGCAGCAGGCATCAAGAATGTCCGGGTCATCGAAACCGATGGCACCGAGATCATTGCCGTCAAGCGCATCGGCCTAACCGAAGACGAGAAGATCGGCCTTGCCTTGGCCGATAACCGCACCAGTGACCTGTCCGACTGGGACAAGGACATGCTGCAGCAGCTCAGTGAGGAGCACGACATTGCCCCATGGTTTGATGCCGATGATCTAGCCGAGATCCTTGGCACAGTCGAGCAGTTGCCCACCGAAGGCTTGACTGATGCGGACGACGTGCCTGAGGCGCCTGCGGAGCCCATCACCAATCCCGGTGACCTCTGGATCCTTGGCGATCACCGCTTGCTTTGCGGGGACAGCACAAACATCCAACACGTCGAGCGCCTCATGGATGGGCAGAAGGCCGACATGGTGTTCACTGATCCGCCTTATGGGGTCGCCTACGAAGGCGGGCACAACGAAAAGAAGCGCCATCAGATTAAAAACGATGCACTTGAAGGCTCTGATCTGACAAATCTTTTTGCCGATTCGCTTGCCTCTGCTCTAACTGTTACAGCAAATCACGCAGCTTTCTACGTCTGGTTTGCATCTGGAAAAAGTGTTGAAACATTTGCTTCATTCGCAAAGCTTCCTCTTGAACTGCGAGCCGTAATCCAGTGGTATAAAGTCCGATCTGGACTGGGTGCTTTTATGGCTCAATACATCCCTAATTGCGAACCCTGTATCTATGCTTTCAAATCAGGATTTTCCCCGCAGTGGTTCGGTCCCTCTGACGAGAAGACGGTGTGGGAGCTGCAGAAGGAAGCACGCAACGAGTTCCACCCGACGCAAAAACCTGTCGAATTACCTGAGCGCGCCATCAGCAACAGCAGCAAAAAAGGCCAACTGGTGCTCGACCTGTTCGGCGGCTCTGGCAGCACGCTGATCGCGTGTGAGAAGACCGGGCGCAAAGCTCGCCTTATGGAACTTGACCCCGCCTACTGCGACGTGATCGTTCAACGTTGGCAGGCATTTACCGGCAAGCTCGCTACCCTTGAGGAAAATAAGGAGGCGTTCTAATGGCCGCCCCTCGTGGTCCAAAAAAAGAAACCCTAGAGCGTGCTGAACGCTTTGCGCGCATCATCGCTAGCGGCGGTCGGCGTTCAGATTGCATCCGCTACGCACGGGAAAACTGGGGGGTTAAGGATGACGCCTGCGATCTTTACCTGCGCATTGCACGCGACAAGTTAAAAGCTGACTGGGATATTGAACGCCCACAAATGGTCGCTGATCTGCTAAGTCAGTGCAGCACACTGCAAATGGAAGCCAGGCGGGCTGGGCAGTACCACATCGCTCTTGGCGCGATCAATACCGCAGCCAAACTGGCGCAGCTCTGCTCGTGAGCATCCTTGCCATTGCCCGTGAAGGGCATGTGTTGCAGCAACTCAACCACGGCGGTGAGCTGACTGATGTAGACAGCCTGCTGGCACGCATCAAAAGCGACCTGCACCCTGGGCAGCTTGCGTTTGTGGATGACACCGCTACGCAGATCCTTGGCATCAGTGCGGGATATGGCGCTGGCAAGACCAGGGCACTGTGTGCCAAGGCTGTGATGCTGGCAGCGGTCAATCAGGGATTCATCGGCTGCGTCATGGAGCCGACCGGACCGCTGATCCGGGACATTTGGCAGACCGACTTCGAGGCATTCCTTGAGGCGTATGACATTCCCTATACGTTCAGGGCGTCGCCGTTGCCGGAGTACATGCTGCACCTGCCAGGTGGTGACACCAAGATCCTGTGCCGCAGCTTTGAAAACTGGTCAAGAATCATCGGCCTAAACCTTGCCTGGGTGCTGGCGGACGAGATCGACACCGTGACGCCGAGCATTGCTAATAAGGCATTTCCGAAGATCCTTGGCCGTTTGCGATCCGGCAATGTCCGGCAGTTTGGCGCGGCATCGACGCCAGAGGGATTCCGGTGGATGTGGAACACATTCGGCAGTGATGAGGCAAAGCAGCGGCCAGACCGGCAGCTCATCAAGATGCGCACGGCAGACAATCCGCACCTCCCGCCGGACTTCATCGAGCGGCTAGAGGCCAACTACGACCCAAGCCTGCTGCGGGCGTACCTCGACGGCGAGTTTGTCAACCTGACAACTGGGCAGGTATATGACCGGTTTGACCGGGCCAAGCATGTCACGGCCACAATGCCGGACATCACCCGCGAGCCAATCCGCGTTGGCATTGACTTCAACGTGGGCAACATGTCTGCGGTGATCGCTGTGCGGCTCAACAATGGCCTGCTGGTGATCGACGAGATTGCAGGCGCCCATGACACCGACGCGCTGGCACAGGAGATCCGCCGCCGGCATCCGCAGCAGCAGATCTACGTCTACCCAGATGCCAGCGGTGGCAGCCGCAGCACCAACGCCAGCCAGACCGACATCCAAATCCTTGAGTCCTACGGCATGTCGAACCAGTCACCACGGAGCAACCCGCCAGTCCGAGATCGGGTAGCAGCCGTGCAGGCGCTGCTGGAGAACGGCAAAGGGCAAGTACGGCTGCAGGTGGCGCAGAGATGCCGTCGCGTGATCGAGTGCCTCGAGCTTCAGTGCTACAGCGACAAAGGCGAGCCGGATAAGGACGCCGGCTTTGACCACATGAACGACGCGCTCGGTTACCTGGTGTGGCGTGAGTTCAACCCGCTGCACGCTGGCGCTGGCCGTGGCACGGGCGTCAGGCTTTACTAGGGTTGACCACGGCGGCAGGCGATGGTATCGTTTGCCTGTCCTACCATTCCAACCATGATCAACAATCCTTGGATCAACCGCTTTGCAGCCCTGACGCTGCTATTCATGATGTATGCCGTTGGCATCAGCGTCGGCCGTGAGCAGGCCGCCGAGGCGCATCACAACCACCCGGCCTGTCATCAGGGACTGAAGCCGTAAACTGACACCATTATCAGCAGTTAGCGGTCGTGTATAGCGGGTACAACTTCTACGACCGGCCGCTAGCGCAGCGCACTGTATCTAGGGTCAACGACCCTAATACAAGCTGGTACGCGCAAGAGCCGCATTGGATCCTGATTGAAGACCTGCTTGGCGGCACCTATGGGATGCGTAAAAAGCATCGCCGTTACCTGCCGCAAGAGCCACGCGAGCTGGACGAGTCCTACGACAACCGCCTAGCCCGTAGCGTCTGCCCGCCGTATTACATCCGCCTAGAGCGCATGCTGGCTGGCATGTTGACCCGCAAGCCGGTGCGGTTGGATGACACCGCCGATGTCATCCGTGAGCAACTGTTTGACGTAGACCTACAAGGCAATGACCTCAACGTCTGGACCTATGAATCAGCCCGCAAAATGGTCCGTTATGGCCACATTGGTACATTGGTGGATGCACCAGCTAATGGGGGTCGACCCTATTGGGTGACATACACGCCTCGACAAATCCTTGGCTGGCGCACTGAGACGCAAGAAGGCCGGCAGGTGCTGACGCAACTCCGGCTGGCGGAAGTGGTCACGGTGCCCGATGGTGAGTTTGGCGAGAAGGCAGTCGAGCAGGTGCGTGTACTAACGCCTGGTGAGTACCGCATCCACCGCAAGCAGGAGAGTGGTGAGTTCACCGTAGTCGATGAAGGCCGTACCAGTCTTAGCGAGATCCCGTTCACAATTGCCTACGCCCAGCGCCATGGCTTTATGGAGTCGCGTCCGCCGCTTGAGGACATCGCAGAACTAAACCTCAAGACTTACCAAGTGCAGTCGGACCTGGACAACCAACTGCACATTTCAGCAGTGCCGATGCTGGCGTTTTACGGGTTCCCGTCAGCAGCCGAAGAGGTATCAGCCGGACCTGGTGAGGCGATCGCATTCCCAGCCGAAGGCCGCGCCGAGTACATCGAACCAGCAGGCCGCAGTTTCGAGGCGCAGTTCCGCCGACTTGAGCAGCTTGCGTTGCAGATCAACGAGCTGGGTCTGTCTGCAGTGCTAGGCCAAAAGTTGAGCGCCGAAACCGCAGAATCGAAACGCATTGACCGCAGCCAAGGTGATTCCACCATGATGGTGATCGCGCAAAATATGCAGGACATGATCGACAACTGCCTGCAGTGGCACGCGCAGTACCTCGGCAATGCAACCGCTGCTGGTAGCGCTTATGTCAACCGCGATTTTCTCGGTGCACGCCTTGAACCGCAGGACATCGCCGCGTTGCTGTCGCTTTACACCGCTGGCACCATCAGCCAAGAAACGCTGCTGACCGAACTTGCCGAAGGTGACGTGCTGGGCGATAACTTTGATGTAGATGAGGAACTGGAGGCCACATCCAATGCGGGGCTTAATCTACCGTCTGCTGGACAAGCTGACAGATTGGCTAGTGGACCTGATGATATGGATGGAGCCGAAGAAGCCGAGGAAGCAAGAACTTGATTACACCGTTTGCGAGCTGCCTGATCAGGTGTTAGCTGTCATCCGGCTGACATGGTACAAAGACGGCAAGGCTGATGAAGTAGACGAATTTCGCATCATGGAAGACGGCCAGAACGGTTACGACGCCTTCGCCGCAGCCGTGCAGGGTGCGTTGCTTCGTGGCGCCAATGTAAGCATCAGATCGCAATATCGCCCTGAGCAACTGGGCGTGATTTCATGAGCACACCAGAAGCGCTATACCGCAATGCCATTGACCTTAATAGGTTCAGCAATAGCGTTGCGCGGCGCATCATCAATGCCTACAACGACATCATCATTGATGCAGTCAATCAACTGCGGACGATTGATGAGTTGGCAGCACCGGTCAAAGCTGCCAGGTTACGGGCGATCTTGGCGCAGCTAAAGGACAGCCTCGGCACTTGGGCGGGTGATGCAACGGAGATCACGGCCAGTGAACTGCAGGGCATCGCGCAATTGCAGTCTGAGTTTGTAACTGATCAGCTACGGCGTGCATTGCCTGCTGGCGCTCGTGATGCAGTGCGCACCGTTGAAATCAGCCCGCAGTTTGCGCAGAGCGTGGTTACGACGGATCCGACGCAACTCAACGTCGTAGCACTGAGCGATGACCTGTTCGCCGCAGTGCAGGGCGCACCGGCTACGTTCAACCTGACCGCTGCGCAGGGTGCCACGATCACGTTGCCCAACGGCGAGGTAGTCACCAAGGCGTTCCGTGGCATCGCCGTGGATCAGGCGGAGCGGTTCTCGCAGGTGGTACGGCAAGGGCTGCTGACCGGCGAGCCGACACCTGCCATTGCTAAGCGCCTGATCGGCAGTCTGCAGTTTGGCGAGGAGGCCAAAACCGTTAAGCAACTCATCGCTGCAGGCGGGCAGGCAACAGCAGTGGCGGACAATCAGGTCATTGCTTTGGTGCGCACCAGCATCAACCAAGTGGCCAACACCGCCAGCCAGCAGGTCTACGAGGCGAACCAGGACATCACACCGCGGTACAGGTACGTCGCCACGCTCGACACGCGCACCAGCGCGATCTGTCGGGCGCTTGATGGCCGTGAGTTTGAATACGGCAAAGGACCGACGCCGCCGCAGCATTTCAACTGCCGCAGCACCACCGTGCCGGTCATTGATTACAAAGAACTAGGGTTCACGCCACCACCAGCAGGCACCCGCGCCAGTGCCGATGGGCAGGTGCCAGTCAACGAATCCTATGGCCAGTGGCTAGCTAAACAACCGCTACCGGTCAAGGCAAAAGCGCTTGGTGCCAACAAGGTTGCCTATTTTGACAAGCTGTCAGCCAAGTACGGACCTAAGGACGCTATTGCCAAGCTGGTCCGTGATGATGGGTCAGAGCTAACCTTAGGTCAACTACGCGCTCGGTACGGTGCCACTCAAGAAAGGTAGTTCCCAGAAAACCATCTCGGCCAACATCAAAACCGAGATGAAGGCCGGCAAGCCGCAAAAGCAGGCCGTTGCCATCGCCCTGTCCAAGGCTGGTAAATCCCGTAAACCTAAAGGTAAAAAGTGATGGCCAAAAAGCCTGGGCTTTACGCCAACATCCACGCCAAGCGCGAACGCATCGAGGCTGGCAGTAAAGAGCGCATGGCACGCAAAGGCGAACAGGGTAGGCCGTCTGCTGCAGCGTTCAAGGCTGCCGCTAAGACTGCCAAGAAACGCAAGTTGAAGAAATGATCACCTACCGCGGCGAGCAGTTTGAGGGTTACAACAAACCCAAACGGACACCAAACCACCCGACCAAATCGCATGCGGTGCTGGCTAAAGAAGGCGAGACCGTCAAGCTGATCCGGTTTGGTCAGCAAGGCGTCAGCGGTAGCCCAGCGCGCAAAAATGAATCAGATGCAGACAAGGCTAGGCGTGCATCATTCAAAGCAAGGCACGCTAGTAACATTGCTCGCGGGAAGATGTCTCCGGCATTTTGGGCGGACAAGGTGAAGTGGTAACCGCTTCCTGTCGGTGAATCCAGTCCTTTAGCTCTGAGACGTACCACCGCAAGTCTTGCGCTTTGGCTGCATGCCAGCCATTGCCGGTGCTGCGGTACAGGTGTTCGTGGCGATCTACCGCTTCAAGGCATGCCTTAATTAGCGGATTCCACGGCTCACGGATTGGTGTATCCCATTCACGCTTTGACACGATCACCACGCGCCATTACGATGGCAGTGTAATTAAGCCTGCGGCTTATCCATGTCCGATGAAACACAAACCCAGGAGCCTGCGGCTACCGGGGGTGACAATACCGACGCACTGCAACGCAGCGTGGAGGCACTAGAGCGCAAAAACAAAGAACTGATTACTGAATTGCGGGCTGCAAAGAAAGCGCCAGCACTGCCTGATGGTGTTGATGTCAATGAACTATTGGAGTTCAAGCGCAATCACGAACAGCAACAGCTTGAATCGCAAGGGAAGTACACCGAAGCGCGTCAGGCTCTGGAGCAGCAGTTCCGTGAGGCGACGGCGGAAAAGGACCAGCGCATCGCAACCCTTGAAGCACGAGTCCGAGAGTTGGAACTGGTCACGCCAGCAGTAACCGCGTTGGCTGACATTGTGCATGACCCTGACATGGTGCTAAAGACCAAACTCAGCGCTGATCAGATCGAGCGCGATCCTGACGGCACCGTAGTGGTGGTTGATGGCTACCAGCGCACACCCGTTGGCGAGTGGGCAAAGACACTGCCGGCATGGATGCAAAAGCAACCCAAACCCCAAGGTAGTGGTGCACCATCAGCCGGTGCTAGCACTGGCGGCATTCCGGCAGGCATGGCCAATCCATTCAGCCGTGATAGCTTCAATCTGACAGAACAAGCACGACTGTTCCGTACAGACCGCGACCTGTATGAGCGGATGAAAGCTGCAGCTAACCGTTAGGATTCTATTGTCTGCTCGTGATGGCTGCGCCACATAGAGCCTGGGGCTGCGCCCACACCGTAAACCATTCTCCCGAGATGAATCATGGCGACTCTTCGCTCTGACATCATCATCCCAGAGGTTTTTACGCCTTACGTCATCGAGCAAACCACGCAGCGTGATGCCTTTCTGGCTAGCGGTGTGGTCCAGCCGATGGCTGAGCTGAATGCAACTGAGGGTGGTGATTTTATCAACGTCCCCTTCTGGAAAGCCAACCTGACCGGTGACTTTGAGGTGCTGACCGATAGCACTTCGCTGACACCTGGCAAGATCACTGCTGACAAGCAAGTCGGCGTCATCCTGCACCGTGGCCGTGCCTTTGAGTCACGGGATCTCGCAGCCCTTGCGGCTGGCGCTGACCCCATGGCTGCTATCGGCGCCAAAATCGCTGACTACGTTGCCAACCAGCGCCAAAAGGATCTTCTGTCCTGCCTCGGCGGTGTGTTCGGCACCCTCGGCACCAACAGCTCGTCTGCTGCTTTCTTTGGCCTGAGCATTGACGGCGAGTCTGGTGATACCCCCACCACGCTGAGCCCCCGTCACGTTGCTGAAGCCCGCAGCCTGCTGGGCGATCAAGGCGACAAGCTGGCCGCTGTTGCTATGCACTCCAAGGTCTATTACGACTTGGTTGAGCGCAAGGCAATCGACTATGTGACCGAGACAGACGCACGTCTGACCTCTAGCGTCACTGACTTTGTCGGCGGCAGCATTGCTGGCGCCTATGGACCCGTGAGCGTGCCGACCTACATGGGTCTGCGCGTGATCGTGTCCGACGATGTCCAAACCGAAGGCAGCGGCAGCTCGACTGAGTACGCCACCTACTTCTTCACCCAGGGTGCTGTTGCCTCCGGCGAACAGCTTGCAATGCAGACAGAAACCGATCGTGACATCCTCGCCAAGAGCGATGCCATGTCTATCGACCTGCATTACTGCTACCACCCTGTTGGTGCCAAGTGGGGCGTGACCACCGTCAACCCGACTCGCGCTCAGCTCGAGACGGTTGGCAACTGGTCGAGGGTGTACGAGCTGAAGAACCTCGGCATCGTGCGTGCCACCAACACCTCCAACTTCGATTGAGGTAACTAACAATGGCACAACCTTCCCAGTTTGAACTGTCCACAGAGCAGTACATCGTCGCTGACCACTACTTCGCCTCTTCGGTGGCTGATACCCAGTTCTTCACCGCTCCGGTGCAGTGCCAAGTGGTTGCAGTCCGCGAGGTGCATGCCACCGCCGGTAGCGATGCTGGCACTGTCACTGGCACGATTCGTCGTTGTCAAGGCACTGAGGCTGCTACCGCTGGCGATGACCTGCTCAGCGCTACGATCAACTTCAAGGGCACTGCTCTTACTGAGCAAACCCCTGCCCTGACCACCACCACCGCCAACCTGACCCTGGAGGCTGGCGATCGTCTGTCTCTGGACGTTACCGGCACCACCACCGCCTTGGCTGGTGTGATCATCACCGTGCTGCTTAAGCGCGTCTGATGGGGCTGTTCGCTTTCCGGCGACTGCGTGAAAAGGAGGCTGCCTCTACGGAGGTGGCCTCTCTTTCTATGCCAGAGCCTAA